TTATGGATATTGTATTAAGAAAACTAAACGGAAAACATGGAAGGATGGATAATGCTTCACCGAAAAATAAGAAGCCATTGGATTTGGGAAGACCCTGTAAAGTTAAGATGGTGGATTGATATGATTTTGGAGGCCAACCATGCCGATGGAATAGTCAATATCGGGATGCAATTGATTGAGTGTAAAAGAGGACAAAGTATAAGAAGTTTACAGGGGTGGTCGAAGCGGTGGGGAGTATCAAAAAGCACGGTAAGAAGTTTTTTCGACCTGCTCAAAAATGACTCAATGTTACGCACGGAAAACATCACGGTTACCACACGGATAACTATCTTAAATTATGATGATTACCAGACTTTGCCGCACGCAACGCAAACGCAACGCAAACGCAAGCCGAACGCAACGCAAACGCAAGCCGACCCAAACAATAATGATAATAATGATAATAATGAAAAGAAGAATACATATATAAGCGAAAAATCTGAAAAAGAAAAAGAGTTCGACCGATTCAACGAATGGATAGATAAAAACATTCCATACCTGAGAAAAATAAGAGATCAGATAACTCTTGACGAATATAAAAGATTAACCGAAAAATACAACGGGGAGCAAATTCGCAAAATATTAACTGATATGTCAAATTATAAGGATTCACCAAAAAGGTATGTGTCCGTAAACCTTACATTCCAAAACTGGGCAAAAAAAGAATATGGATAAAATACTACCTCACAATTTAGACAGCGAAAAGATAGTGATCGGTTCGATACTTTCAGATACAAATGCCTATTCGGAAGTTTCACCGATACTCACACCGGAGATGTTTTACGATCCGTTTCACAAGGATTTATACGAAACCATCACTTCGTTGAGCAAAAGAGGAAAAGCACCCGATATAGTGATGTTGAGCGAAAAGTACGTAGGCTCATCGGATGCTATTATGAAGATAGCCGACATATCGAGCCATTTTTCAATCGATTATTACGATCACGCCTTAAACATTCAGGACAAGTTTGTAAGAAGAAGGTTGTGGTTGTTAGGTCAACAGGTATCCGCGGACATATTCGGCTCAAAGGATACAGGGGATATACTTTATAGCTTACAGGGCGAATTGTCAGGGGTTACACATGACGTTTCCAAATCGGAAGTATTGAGACTAAGCGATGCGATTAACGACGTTTACAAGCAGATAGAATGCAACCTGAAAGGGGATTCGCTAACCGGAACGGATACCGGATTTTCAGAGATAAACAAGGCTTCGGGAGGATTGCAGAAAAGTGACCTGATAATAGTAGCCGGCGAAACATCATCAGGAAAGACGAGTTTAAGTTTGGCCGTAACGGATAGTGCGGCAAAATCGGGCGAGGCGGTGGCCATCTATTCAATGGAGATGACATCACGGCAGTTAGCCGCAAGACTTTTGTCAATGAATACCGGAGTTCCATCAAACCAGATACTTTATTCACGTCTTGATACGGACTATTTAAGGATTCTTGATGAAGGTGTGAACCGGATAAACGGAATGCCTATTTACTTTGACGACAGCTCCACATCAAACATTGATAAGATAATAGCTTCAATAAGGAGCATGAAGCAGAAGTACGACATATCCGGTGCGGTTATAGACTATTTGCAGATTCTTAACGTAAACCAGAAGTCTCAAAACAAGGAGCAGGCTATGGGAGACGTTGCGAGACGATTAAAAAACCTTGCAAAAGAGTTGGATATATGGGTTATTGCTATTTCACAACTTAACAGGGATAGCCAAAATCCTATACCCAACTTGAACAGACTAAGGGATTCAGGACAGATAGCAGAAGCAGCAGACGTAGTTATGTTCGTTTACAGGCCCGAAGTTTACGGAAAGTTCTACCCTGATCCGTTCGCCAATGCTTCGACAAACGGAACGGCAATGATAGACATTGCGAAAGGGAGAAATATAGGGTTATTGAAGTTTATTTGCGGATTCGATGCAAAGACAACGAGATTTTACGAAACAACAGATAATTATGCACCAATCGATGAAACACCATTTTAATGTAAATAAATATTCGGAGATTTTAGGAGTTGACTTGACAAGAAAAACAAGGAAACAGGAGTACACGTATGCGAGATTTGCCGTGTACTATTATTTGAGGGAAAAAGGATGGGGGCTGAAAAAGATAACGGACTACTTCGGCTATAAAAGCCACAGTTCGATATGTAACGGAATAAACCAGATGAGAGACAAGCTCTCATACGGCGATAAGCTGGCAGTCGATTATTACAATATGATAAAAGACGATGAATACAAGGTGGTGACAACGATTAACGGAATAGCGATATGAGGATATTCACGGAGCGACTTGAGTATTGGCGGTTCATCCAGGAGTTTGGATTTGATGACAAGACAGAGGAAGAAAGAAAATTAGACCCGGGTATTTTTATAAATAGGAGCGTAAAACCCACCCATCGGAACATGGGTGGAATATAAGCGACCTATGTAATTACTTTTTTTAGACTAAAAACTTGTTTTACACGTGTAAATGTATTATATTTGTAGTATGGGAAAAGTAGTTTACATATACAGCTTAAAAGACCCAAGAGATTACCAAATTAAATACATTGGTAAGACTATTGATATTGACAGAAGAAGAAAAGAGCATAACCAAATTCACAGAAATAAAAAGTCAAAAAAGAATAGTTGGATAATACATTTAATTAAAAATGGTATGCAACCAATTATGGAGGTATTAGAAGAATGCAAAGAGTCAGATTGGGTTGAGAGAGAAAGGTTTTGGATAAGATATTATAAGGAACTTGGGTTTAATTTAAAAAACATGACTTTAGGCGGGGAATCTAACGATGGTTATGTATTCACAAAAGAAGATAGATTAAAACAGTCCAAGTCTCAAAGACTTAGACATAAAACAACCCCTTTTTCAATGGAAACACGAGAAAAACTATCCAAAAAGGCTAAAGAGACTCTTAATGGCTTAGATAACCTTAAATTAGGGAGTAAGAAGTCTCAAGTACCAATCATTCAAAAAACAAAAGATGGTGAAATTATTAAAGAATGGGAATCTTTACAGCAAGCAGCAGACGAATTAGGTATTAAAAGAAGCAATATTTCACATTGTTTAAGAGGTAGAATAAAAACAAGTGGTGGTTTTAAATGGGAATATCAGACTTTGGTAACAAAGCACAAGTCTATGAAGTCAGAAGCCCAACCCATCGCCTGTGGCGCGGGTGGGTAGTTCACTACAAAAGACAAAGAGATATTTTACAAGAACGAATTGATTGCAAAGTTTAAACCGAAGAAAAAATGAAAGAAGAAAAATTAGGACAGGAGGGAATATGACAAGGGAATACACAATAACAGTGACAGCACCGTGTGAGTGCACCGATGCCGAAATGGACGAATGGGTAGAGTTTTGTGTTGGATATACCGCTCAGATTTCAACGGACAATCCATTATGGGAATTTGATTTGGAAGTTGACGATATAAGCTAAAGATTATGACAGTAGAAGAAAAAGTGGCGTACACGAAGGGGTATATGGAAGCTATGCGATGGAGAGATCCGAAAGAGGAATTGCCGGAAGAAGGTGTTGATGTTTTTGTCAAGATGATTCGATCTGGAGAATATGGAGAGGAAACAATTTACACTTCATCTCATGTGGTAAATAATTTTTATCACGACAGCGAATCCAATCCTTTTGGATGTGAGGGATATTACCCAGCTGGAAATGGGGGCAGAGTTAGAGTTACAGTTATCGGCTGGAGACCGATAGAATAACGGATGACAAATAAACACAGTAAATTATTATGAAAAACGAATTATGGAATTGAAGGAAGTAAAAACGATTACCGACATTAAGCAAGGAGATACGCTTATTGTGACTGGTGACACATTAAAAAACGAACCCGTAAAGGCTCAAATTGTAAAAGTAACCCCAAATGATGGAACGGAAATTATCATTGATAAAAAGCAAAATCGTTTTTTCAATTTGGGGATGTATCTCGAAGGCAAAAGCTGGGTAAAGGAGCTGAAGGTAGTAATTTAATTACCTATAACGGATACAGGTAGCTGCGAGCGGCGACCATAACCGATAAACTTAAATAGAATTATAAATTTTTTTAAATACCAATAACATGTTAAATGAAGCACACAGCAAGCCATTGCAGCTACCTGATATTGGTGGCCGTTTTTCTTTTTTAATGCTAACATCAAGGCTACTGACGCTTGAATTACAATTAAAGGAAGCAAATCTGATGATGGCTCACAATCCAAATCAATACACAGATAATGAAATTGAAATACTAAAGCCAATGATAGAAGATTTGCGTAAGGCTGTGGCTGTTCTTCAAAATGGCTACTAACAAAATATATACGCAATAATTAAAACAAAGGACATGAACGATAGAAAAAAATTATTTAAAGTTACCCTAAAAGGAATGACTTATAATAGCACAGGAATTGCTTATGGAATAAGCTATGTGATTGCTGAAAATACAGATGAAGCCTATAATAAAGTTAGGAAATTTCTGAATGAAAAAGATTTGGGATTTTCTAAAGATAGAGAACTTGACAAAATTGAATTGATAGCTGATTCTTATCAATATACAAACGTTGGGTGCTTGTTGTATTTATAATTAATTAAAACAAAGGGTATGAAAACATTAAACAAACTACGTGATGAAATTCACGAATATGCAATCAACAAAGGATTTTGGGATAACAAAAGAGAGACCGGAACACTATTGATGCTTTGCGTATCAGAATTGGCGGAGGCGATGGAAGCTGATAGGAATGGGTTGTATGCCGACTTGGAATTAATTGAAAAAGACAAAGAAAATTTTATTGATTTTAAATGGTCTTTTGAAAATTCGATTAAAGACACGTTCGAGGATGAACTTGCCGACACAATTATCCGAATCCTCGACCTGTGCGGAGCAAAAGGCATCGACATCGAAAAGCATATTGAGTTAAAGATGAAGTATAACGCAACCCGTGAAAAGATGCACGGCAAAAAGTATTGATATGAAAATAGAACGTAACAAAATAATTGAAGCCACCGAAGCCGAACTGATGGAGCACTACCTGAAAAAAGGGTATGACGACATATATTCTTTTCGTGAGTACTTGCGATTAATGGTTGAGGCGGGTGTGAAAATATTGGGGGAAGAAGATGAAAAAGGCAATAGACTATTTGCATAACGTTGAGTATATGAAGCGTTGCTCTCACAAAACTTAATAGAATAAACAGAATTATAAATTTAATATAAACTTAAAAAAAGACCACAGAGGCAATGACTTATATACACTGTTATGTGGCGTTATTATTATGGCAAAGATATTATGTGAATTTGATGACAAACAGGTTTTATGTAAAGTAACGGAAAACATGGGTTATCAAGGTGGTGATTATGTAAAGGCAGTAGAATACGAAGGTAAAGAACGAATAGTTGTAAAACGTGGTAAAATTTGGCGACCTAAAACCGTAGCTGAAAAGTTTGGTGGATTCCGTGGTATTGTGTGTGGTCAATAATGACACATAACGTGTCATTTACGAATGTTTAAAATATAATTATCATCAACTAAGAACAAAACATTATGACAGCAAAAGAAATACTAATCGAAGAGCTGAACGAAGATATGCACCCCGAGAAGGTTGAGGATGTGATATTCTGGGCTTTGGAATATTACGTTAAGCATCGACGAAATGGAACATGGGGAGAAACTATTGCTTATGCGATAGTAGAGCGGATAAAAGAGGCTGAAAGTCTGGGTGATTTGTCAAGACAGGATAAAAAGAAGAATTAGTATGACAGCAAAAGAATTAGAAAAAAGAGTGAAGGAGTGTTTGAAATGAAAACAAAAGTAAAGTTATGAAACACAAAGTATTGTCAGCAAAACAGCCCTGGGCATATTTAATCTGCTCCGGCATCAAAGACATCGAGAATCGTACATGGAAATGCCCGCAGAAGTACATCGGGGAAAGGGTGCTGATTCATGCGGGAGCACAATGGGATGGCAGGCACAGAAATATGGCGCATCTATTCACTATAAAGCAATGGGGTGCATTATCTCCCTCGATGCAAGTAGTAATGGCGCACGGTAATTTGCCCACCTCTGCCATTATCGGCTCAGTTCGATTTGTGGATTGTGTAGTCAATCACCCGAGTGTTTGGGCGGAGAAGACGCCGTATTTTCATATCGGGAATCTTACCGTTGAATGTCAGAAGCCAATCCACAACTGGGTACTCGCAAACCCAATCCTCTTTGACAAGCCGATTTTGAACGTGAAGGGAAAGTTGGGTTTTTGGGATTACGATTTGTCGGAGGAATACGAAACAATTTTGAAGTTATGAAAATACAGGAATTGAGAATAGGGAATTTAGTAAAGTGCAAAACGTCAAACGACAGTGCAACATATAGCGTGATTCAGATAGATGGTTTCGGCTTAAAAGTGAGGCTATCTCACCCACGCCATACGGAATTTACACCTCTCGACAGAATTAAGCCAATACCGTTAACCGAAGAGATACTTTCTGAATTTACGATGAAATGGGGCACAGACCCTCAAGAGCCTAACGCCTTAATGGTGTTTAAAAATGGTGAATTTGAGATACTTAAATTTGAAGATGAAGATCACTTTTTCTACTCAAACGGGAGAGGATTCCATGCGGATATAATATACCTCCATCAGCTTCAAAATCTTTATTTCGATTTAACAGGCAAAGAATTGGAGGTGGAGTTATGACACTACCAAACGACATATCCCGATGCTCAAACGAGAGGTGCGAGAGGAAGCTAAAATGCAGTCGGTATCTCGATTGCCTGCCTTGGGAGACGTACAGCTATGCTGATTTTAACGAGGCGGATTGTGGGGATTTTATTGAAAATGAATTAAAAAACGATGGCATTTGACAAGGACTTATACAACGGATATAAGGAAATAGCATCATCATTTGTTCGCAACATGCCTTATCTGTACAAGGGCGATCCATTAGACTGGATAATGGGAAATGTTGGGATGATGAAAGATTTGATGGACAGCGAGGATTACGAGGCAATGATGGCGATAAAGGATTCTATTTCGGAGTATCTGAAAGAAACATTTAAAGAATTTCTTACTGAAAAAGAGATAGATCGTTTTGTTGAAAAGAGTATAGACAAGGAATTTGAGAACGAACTAAAAAACGAGAAGTAATGGGCTGCATTCAAATTGAAGATGGAATAGTTTGTATTTGCGACGATTCATTTCATTGCCCGCACTGCGGAAAAGTGTACAACGATGAAAAGTACACAGACAGGATAAACAGGAATAAATGGGGATATACGAGGATATATTGTTCTTGCGGAAAGCCGTTCAATTTATTTGTCGACACGTTCGGTATTTATCACGGTGTAATGACATTTAAGCAGATAATAGAAAAATACAAACAAAAACAGGTCCTGATCGACACGATGCGGGGTGATGAAAAAATCGGGTTATATGACGATAACCCAAAAAATCACGGATATGAGCGATAAAACGTGCTGGATTACGAAGCACGAAACTGTCTAATCGCTACGAACTTTGAAACGAGAAAAAATATTTAATAATCGCACGAAATCCAGCATGTTTTATATTATATGTTGTGCGTAGTGCTTTAATAGTTAAAACGATGGAAATATTCAATTTGTCATTTAGTAAATTTATTGGTAAAAACGTAACATTATCAGATGAAGGGGAATATTGCTGTGGTGACTATATACCTGGAAGATTTTACTCAGGTAAATTCGGAGGTGGTTTTTATGAGTCAGATGGGATTTACTTTAAAGTTGATGATAATATGATAAAAATGGATGTTAAAACAAAAATAACATTCAGCGAGTAGTGTTCTTGTATTACGCACAACGTTTTGCAGCTAACCGAAGTTGGCGATTACGAAGGACAAACTTTAAAACTTAAAAAAAATGTATAATCGAAGCAGAAACGCCCATATAACCACTGAACCGCCAATTTTGGTTAGGTGCTGTTATGTGTCGTTTTTCTTCACAAATTTTAACTAAAATGACAAAAAGAGAATTTATTGAAGCGGTTGCTTCAGGTTTGAGAAAAATGAATTATACCCCAGATTATTTACTAATTATTGCGGAAAGGTTTAATGATTGGGAATGGGATGAAGATACTTTGTGTGGGATTCAGGTGATTAAAAGCTATGTTTCTGTAAATTCTGGACATAGTGGTCACGACTACCCTGTAATCCCCTGCTTTAAAGATGTGTCGGAAAAAGATATTTTTATGCTTGTAAACTATTTCCAAAGAGGGTTTGAAGATAGTGCAGGGTCTTTTTAAAATGGCACATAACGTGGCATTTACGAATGTTTAAAATATAACAGTCATGACAGTAAAACAGGCAATAAGCGTGCTGAAAAAGCACAACAACTGGAGACGTGGAGGGTATTCCCATCCTCAAGACCCGAAAACAATCGGGGAGGCTATAGATGTAGCAATCGCCATTATGGAGGTAGCGTTAAAAACAGACCCTGTGCTGATCAGGCATAATATTAACACTAAGAGATATGATTAGCAAAAAGATGGATGAGTTTATAGAAAAAGTTGACAGTCTTTGCTGGGAGTACGGTTATCAGATATGGCCGACTGACAAGATAAACAAAAGAAATGATGACGGCTCATACCCTACCTTTACTATTCACGGTGACGGGGAAAAGGTTAGTTTGATATATATCGACGGTGATGGTCGTGGAAAATAAAAATGATTTATTATGATACAACACAAGGCAAAAAAGTGGGGAGTAGAGCAGGTAGCTGAGGAAAGAGATTTGCTCGAGGAGTTTTTGGTGACTATTGAAAGATGGGCAAAAGATGACATTACGGTTATTCATAACGTAAAAAGAGTTTGTAGTGCATGGAGGAAAGAACGGGATTCAATAAAAAAGGTATGAAAGTAATAAAAAGATTAGGTATTTTAATTTGCGTAGCAGTATTGCTCGTTATGTGGGGTATAGGGATTCTGTTCGGATGGCTGTGGACTGGTAGAAATGTTATGGATAATACGTGGGTTGATAATAAACTTGAAGCCCTGATAAAATGACATTCGCAGTTGAACGCACAATTGACGGAGTTAGATTCCTGAAAGACGAGGACTACATAGAAGCGGAAAGTCGGGACGAGGCGGACTTAAAACTTATGATTGGTATCTTATCTGGCAGATTTGACAGGACTTGCAAGGTAATAGGGATGATAATCGGTGAAATTGAGATTAGCACGGATGAGATGTTGGATATAATGATAAATGAAAAGGTAGCAAAAAGAAATCACGACACCGACCGGAGACGAAAAAAAGTAAGCAATTAGTAACAAAATGAAGAAAGAGCACGTTAAAGGTTGTAGAGTTGATTCAGAAACAGACATGCTGATAAGGGAGCTTGCCGAAATGATGAGGGTACGTCAATCGGTTGTTATAAGGGTATTAATTAAACATTCACTTAACAAATTACAGGATGAGGAAGGATTTTTATTATCCGATAAAATCAGTAAACTTGAAAATGATAGCCAGGAAGCCACATAAAAAAATAATGAATGTTTTGGCTTCCAACTGGGGCTATCTGCGCAAAAAGCTATTGAGAGATAACGGAAAAATTCATAACGGGTATAACTGTGAAGATATAATGCTTGAGACATTCGAGTACATAATAAGGAGGGATAATCTGAAGACAGCTATTGACGATGTAATTATAAAAGAATTTATGGATGAGCACAGGCGAATGAGACACCGTTTTATAAAGACGGAAAAGCAAAAGTACAAGATATTATTCGGAAGCCGACACAAGTAGTGTCGGTTTTTTTGTATCCGAACGTCTGAAAACAGCCTTAATAAACGGTTACAGAAATTGTAAACAAAAATTTGTGAAGTATATAGGAGTAATCCATTAAAGGGTGAGGTATGCAGAAAAAAGAAGAAATAAAACTTACTGACAAGCAGGAAAAATTTTGCTACGAGTATGTTCTGCATCTTAACGCCACAAAGGCAGCAATAAATGCTGGATATAGCGAAAATTCAGCTAAAGAGATAGGCTGCGAAAACTTAACGAAACCTAACATAAGAGAACGTATCAGGTACATGCAAGACAACCTTGCGGAGACCGCTCAATTGTCGGCACTAAGGGTTTTGAAGGAACATGAAAAGATAGCCTATTCCTCTATTGCTCACATGCACCAAACATGGGTGGAGCGCAAAGATTTTGAGGAATTGACAGACGATCAGAAGGCTTGTATAAAATCAATATCAACAAAAATTTTAAAGAAAAATATAGGAACAAAAGAAGACCCTGAAATAGTTGACGTTGAGTATGTTAGAATCGAGTTATATGATAAGCAGAAGGCTTTAGATGCTATTAATCAAATGCTCGGCTACAATGCCCCGACTAAAAGCGAAGTATTGTCAAACATGACTATCTCCACGCCAAAAACCCTTGATGACTGGTACAATAAAAACAGGAATGGGTATGAGGCTAATACGACCAATGGCTAACATTTAAAATTAAAGCATGGTAAAAGACGTTGCTATAATGAACCCAAATTTAAAGGACTTTTGGCTTACACCGTCAAGATTCAAAATCTTATACGGTGGAAGGGACAGCTCGAAGTGTCTTGCATTAGGAACTAAGGTTATCATGTTTGACTACACATTGAAAAATGTAGAGGACATAAAAGTTGGCGATGCCGTTATGGGTGTTGATGGTACAAAAAGAAATGTATTGTCAACTACAACAGGAACATCTAAGATGTATAAAATATCTCAATTCAATGGTGATAGCTATACTGTCAATAAAGACCACATAGTAAGTTTAAAGAAACGTGAATCATGTACTGAAGATAGAGGTGAAATGATGAAGTCAGGTAATTGGAGAAGATCAAGAGGTCGTTACCCTGACTACCCAAATGTGGTTAATATACCTATTGAGGAGTATATAAAAAAGTCAGACAGGTGGAAAAATAATTTTAGAGGTTATAAGTCAGGACTCATAGAATTTAAAGAGAGAGATCTCCCATGTGAACCGTATTTTTTAGGGCTTTGGATTGGTGATGGTTGTTACAGAGAGCCACAAATAACTACTATTGACGAGGAGGTGATAGTTTACTTAGAGGACTTTGCAATTAGGAATAATGTAAATATAAATAAAAAAATAGTTAGCAACACTGGTGCTGTTTCGATTAGCTTTGGGAAAAAGTCAGGCAATGAGAATCCTGTGTTTAGACAATTAATTGATTCAGGTGTAGCTCAAAAAAGAAACAGGAATATAAAGACCAAAAGCTTAAAACATATTCCTATTGATTACATAAGGTCATCAAAAAAACAAAGGTTAGAACTACTGGCAGGCTTTTTAGATGCTGATGGAAGTTATCAAGAAGATAAGAATTGCTTTGTAGCAACTCAAATAAAAGAAGATATAATATTAGGTATAAAAAGAATATGTAATAGTTTAGGTTTTGGAGTTAGTCTTAACAAAATAAACACACAGTGCAATGGGGTGTTGGGTATAGCCTATTCAATAAGCATTACAGGTAATATTTCAGAGATACCAACTAAGATAAAAAGAAAACAAGCTAAAAAAACAGAGCATAGAGACCCGACAATAACTGGGGTACTAAAGGTAGAAGATGTTGGATATGGTGAGTATGCAGGTTTTTCAGTTGATGGGGACAATTTATTCCTTTTAGAAGATAATACAGTCACTCACAACTCTTGGGATGCAGCGGCTCACGCTATCAGGCTGGCAAGTTCTTTTAAACTTAAGTTTTTATGCACCCGTATGTTTCAAAACAGGATTGAGGACTCTGTTTACACTCTTATAGCCGACCAAATAGATAGGTTCGGTTTTTCAAGGGAATATACTATCTTAAAAAACAAAATCATAAATGATAGGACAGGTTCAGAGTTTAATTTTTTAGGTTTGGCACGAAATATCGAAGAGGTAAAATCTTATGAGGGGATTGATATTTTATGGAATGAAGAAAGTCATAATTTATCTGAATCTACTTGGGATATACTTGAGCCGACAGTTAGAAAAGATCATTCAGAAATTTGGCTGATTTTTAACCCTCGATTAGCAACCGATTTCGTTTACACCAAATTTGTAAAAAACCCTCCTCATAATGCGGTAGTCAGAAAAATTAACTATGATGAAAACCCGTTTTTGTCGGAGGTAAGCAAACAGACTATCGAGGATATGAAGGAAAACGATTACGACAAATATTTGCACGTTTACGAAGGCTTTCCACGACAGGATGATGAGGATGTTATAATCAAGCGATCATGGCTTGATTCATGTATTGATGCTCACAAAAAATTAAACATAGATGTTAGCGGTGAAAAGATCACTGGTTATGATGTTGCCGATAGCGGAGAGGATTTAAACGCATTTGTGAACAAATACGGGATATTGGTTACAAAAATACACCAATGGAAAGCCAAGGAGGATGAACTGGTTAAGAGCGCAAAGATAGTTCGGAATGAAGCGGTAGCATTTGAATCTCTTGTAAGGTATGACAGTATTGGTGTTGGTGCTGGAGTTGGTTCAAACATCAAGGAATTGAATAAAATAACGAACAAAGAGGTAAGGACTGAATCATTTAATTCTGGCGGTTCGGTTGTAAATCCTAATAAAGAGTACGAGTTAGGCGTTAAAAACAAAGATTACTTTGCAAATGTAAAAGGTCAAATGTGGAAGCTGGTTGCCGACAGGGTTTTGCTTACTCATAATGCGGTTACAAAAGGGTTGCCGTTTGAAGAGAGCGAAATAATAAGCATTTCATCCGATTGCGACCATATCGAAGCCCTGTTGACTGAATTAAGCACACCCCGAAAGGATTATGATTTGGCAGGCAGATTTAAGGTTGAGAGCAAGAAAGATTTAGCTAAACGAGGCGTCAAAAGTCCTAACCTGGCGGATGCGTTCATGATGTGTTTTGCGCCTAAAGAGGCAAAATTTGAATTTTTAATAAGATGAGATTATTCAGAAGAAAAAATAAGGTATCGAAGTCGTTCATGTACTCCACATTTATAGGCAATTCACCTGTTGTATTGTACAACTACAACGCCGAGGACTACATTTCAAAGGGGTACACGTCTAACGGGGAGATATATTCAATCATCAAGAAGATTACGGACAAGTGTGCGGCATCAACACCATACGTTTATATCGATTCAAAAGGAGTTAAGTCAAAATCGAGAAAGGACAGCGACATATCGGTAGCCAAACATAGGCTTTACGTGCATAAGGAATTAAAGTACGCCCCGGAGGATAACGATCTTGTAAAACTACTCAAAAACCCGAACACGTTACAGACATGGAGGGAGTTCATCACTCTTGCGAGGATATTTTATTTCGTTCAGGGCGAAACATTCATTTACAGGGAGGCAGGGGATGACGATTGTGCGTTAAGTTTGCACGTAGTTCCTGCTCATTTAATGACACAAGTGGTGAGCTCGGAGGGGCTGGTAGCGTGGAAGCTCAATCTGTTTAACGGACTTACGAGGGAGATCCCGGCAGGTGATGTTTTTCATTTGAAGATGCCAAACCCCGTATTCGACGCTTCGGGAACACAACTAAGGGGAATGAGCCCTCTTTTAGCCGGGCTTAAATATCTTCAGCTTGACGATTCCGCAATTCAAAGCTGGATTAAGTCCGTAGAGAACGAGGGAGCAAAGGGGCTTATTTCACCAAACCATCCTGACCCTAACCTTTGGTTGACACCTGATCAGGTAGAGACCACACAAGCAACAGTAGAAACGAAGATACACGGAGCGGACAACAAGAACAAGATTGTCGTTTCTGGAATGCCACTTCAATACACTCACATAGGGCTGTCACCAGACGCACTAAACATCGTAAAGGGATTAGAGCACGCAGGGGTTAAATTGTGCGACCTGTGGAACGTTCCTGCGGTCTTGTTCGATCCTAATCCTACCTACCAGAACGCAAGAGAGGGAAGATTGAGACTTGTTATGGATGTTGTGCTGCCTTACCTTTCATTGGAGGAGGACAAGATTAATAAATGGCTGGTAGAACCTTTTTCGAATAGAGACAACAAAACATATATAATCGACTACGACCTTTCCTCTTATGAAGAACTAAGGATTTCAGACACGCAGGTAGAAGCGTTTCTAAAAACACATTCGATCAACGAGGTAAGAGTAATGCAGGGATCTGACGAGAGCGAAGAACCATATGCAAACGAGATATTCATTCAGCAGGGTTTAGTACCACTAAGCGACTATAACGTATGACGGAGAAAGAGGCGGAAAAATTAGGATATACACATAGAGGAATAATGTACGGATTCATTCCTGTGTTCGTGAGCCAACTGATAGACGGTGCTCACGTGACAGGAGTTAACAAGTTCTGGGATATGATGCTTGATATAGCACTATTCATCGATAGAATTATAGGGTATTCCGGGGATGATTTTTTCATAGTTATAAAGGACAAGTTATGAATTTCAGGAGGATGGCACAGATTGAGGACAGGATAATTGCTTCTTACGAAAAGAGGCACGCCAAAGCCATCCGCAGAGCTCTAATTGAGCAATCCGAACACTTTTTGAAGCACGGAGATATCAATAACGCACTATACCCGGTAATCAGCGAGCTATACGACGAGGTGATGACATTCTTTCTCCCAAGGCAATGGAAGCAACTTGAGGGAGAGACCGTAAAGGCTGGATTCTTTTTAAGCGAATGGTTAATATGGATTCAGGTATTCAAGGAAGCGAATTTAGCCAAAAAAGTAACAGACATAGACGACACCACAAGAGAAAGGCTAAGACACATATCAGAGAGAGCCACCGCCGAGGGGTTGGAATTTGAGGTTATTGCACAAAGAATAAAAAATGGAGGAATTGCATCCGCAAAAAGGGCCTTAATGATTGCTCGCACGGAAACAGCTAACGCCGTAAATATTTCTAAAACCAAAAGTGCGGATGACTGGGAGAGAGATTCGGGGAGAGAGATAGGCAAGATATGGATTCACCGTGGAGCGAAAGACCCTCGAGACTGGCACTTGTCTTTAGATAACGGAACGATGATACGAAAAGAAGAGACATGGTCTGTAACTGACCCGAACACCGGACAAACAGACCACATGAAACACCCGCACGACCTTAACGCAAGCGCAGGAAACGTGATAAACTGTGGCTGTCAAGTTTTATATAAAAGATGGAAATAATATGGAAGCAATAATCAAGACCTTAAGTGAAATACAGGACATATCGGACGGGATTATAGTTGGATATGCAAACGTTTACAATGTAAAAGATTCAGACGGGGATATATCCCTGCCTGGATCATTCGCAAAGACCGTTACCGAGCGAAAGAACAAGATAAAGATATTCAAGAACCACCAACCGGGATTGGTTGGAGTACCAACCGAGCTTGATATAGCAGATACATACGGATTGAAGATGGTAGCGCAGATGGCTATGGAGACAGAGGCCGGTAGAAACGCATGGTTGGAGACTAAGTTTTTAAAAGAGAACGGATTTGAAAGCGGGCTGTCAATAGGGGGGTGGATAGTTAAAAGAGGCACAAAGAATAAATCAGAGGTAGCCGAGTACAAGTTAAAGGAGATTTCAGTATTAACCACCGACGATCCCGCCAACGAATATTCACTAATTGACACGGTAAAGGCCGTGAAAGACCTGTCAGAGCCCAACCAGGAGGAATTCTGGAGACTGATAGAAAAAGCATATAACGAAAGATTTTCAGACAACATACTTAAATCATTAGAACAATTTTTGACACTCGGACAGGAGCCGGACGCTTCCACTCCCGTTAATGAGCCGCCCAAGTTGATTTTAGATTTTTATAAACTTTTTAACTAAAAACAAAATGGACGAATTAGAAAAAGCAAAACTTGAGGCGTTGGAAAACATCAAAAAGACAGCCTCGGAAACAGCCAAGAGCACCGTAGATGAAGCGGTCGGCGAAATTGAAAAGAAATTTGATGGGGTATTCTCAAAAGAGGACGCCGAAAAACTGAAGGCAGACATGAAAAAGGAAGTGTCAGAACTTCAGGCGAGAGTTAAATCTATCAACCAGACAACCATGCAAGAAAAAACACACAAAAGCATTGCCGACTCCATTTCCGAAGCACTTTTGGACGGAGCGGAGATACTCAAGAATTTGAGCGGAAAGCAGAGTCTAACCATGAAAGCCGTAACAGCCGCAAGCTGGACGGACGCAGCCACATTGTCGTTACAGACAGACGAGGTAAGAAGAAGCCTATATAATAGTCCTTATTCTCCCTTGTATTTGAGAAACATTTTCCCGAACGTATCTACCGACAGCGCAGCCATCGTTATTCCGCAGAGAGGAGTAATCACCGGAGCAGCCGCAGAATGGGCGAGAGGAACAGGAACGGAAGGAGCAGACGAGCCGAAGCCGGACGTATCACCCGCTTACAAGGATGTAAATGTGCCTATCAAATGGCTGGCAGGTATGACAACCGTTAACCGGGAGCTTCTTTTGAACGTAAAATATTTGCAGGGCAGCATCACGAATACTCTTTTATACTCGAATAAAGGTTTGTTCGCTGCAGAAAACAAGTATATAACCGATTATCTGGCAGGAAGTGCAGTTGCCTATTCTGGGGCAAAAACCATAGCGGCCGAAAAGATTATCGATGCAGCATTCAACCAGCTTTTGGGGAATTACTTCAATCCTACTCACGTATTGATGAATCAGGCAGATTACCTGACTTATGTTAAATTCAACAAGGCCGTTGGAAGTGGTGAGTATGATCTTCCTAACGACATGTTGAGGGGATTTGCCGGAAGCGGACTGGAGGCCAACGTTCAGATCGTTCCCGTTCCTTCGTTGACCGCCGGAGTTGCATATGTTGTTTCCGCACCGGAATTTGAGTTCATAAACCGTCTTGCACCCGAACTGAAAGTTTCTGAAGAACACGACGAAAACTTTGCCTATAACAAGGTTACGTTCCGTGTGGAAGAAATGATCGGTTTTGTAGCTAAAGACCTGAATGCAATGATTAAGATCACTCTTTGATAACTTGTAGGGAGGGTTACTCCTCCCTACTTTAAAACTTTAACAAAATGGCAAAAATACTTTATAACGTAATTGCATACGAGGCTACAGCGGCACAATGGGCAGCCGACACTAAGATTTACCCGGCAAATACCCTTATGATTGAATCTGATACAGGTATAATCAAAAAGGGTGACGGTGCGAAAGCATATGCCGCACTTGCGACCGTTGGAGCAAAACAGGCTCTTGCATGGGCTGACGTAACTGGAAAACCCTCAACGTTTGCACCGGAGATAGGGACGACCGCAACGAAAGCGGCAGCTGGAAACCATAATCACGCCGTAGTAGCAGATGCTGCCAGCGGACTGGAAGCAGCATCCGACATTCAGGCTTTGGCAATAGCATTAAGCACAAGGATTAAAACATTAGAGACGACATGACATTAGCGGACGTAAAGAGCAGATTAAGGGTTGATTTCAACGATCACGACACCTTGATAACATCGTTGATGAACGCAGCAATAGCGAGAGCGACAAGCGTTATCGGTGAGCTTGATCTTGCAGCCAATCACGAAGCGCACGAGGCTGTTTTAGACGACATAGAAGCTATGTATCGAGGGGATGGCGGCTCTTTATCGTCGATGAAAACATACAGGAGACTTTCAATAAGACCGATGATATGAACTACGACCAGAAGATTGATTTTATCACAGAGGGCGAAACTTCGGACGGTTACGGAGGGGTGACACCATCCGAGACGGTCGAATTGAGCACGTGGGCAGCTATCGAGCAGCTTAAGCAATCACGGTCAATAGAACAGGTTCAGATGAAGTTACCATCAACTTACAGGGTTAAGGTACAGGTAAGAGGGGGTTTTTACCCGACGGTAAATATGAGAGTAAAATGGAACGGTCAGAAGTTCAACATACTTACTTCGCCCGTAGTCGAGAACGTAAGATTAAAGAAAGAATGGATATTTGATATATGCCAGTCATAAACACGACATCAAAGAATCTGAAGAAGTATCAACAGAAAACCATCCAAAAGATAAAAGATTTGGTTGTAGATAAGATTACTGACGTAGAGGAGATGGCTACCAGGCAGGCGCCGAATTTTATCAGCATAGACAAGAAGTTTACGGCCGATGAATTGGAGGGCGAAGTGGGCGTGATGGGTGAAAACGTAATGGCGGCTTATATCGAATTTGGAACAGGACTTTACGCAGCCGATTTATTAAAAGATTATCCGCAATGGATAAGGGATATTGCAATTGAGTTTTACATAAACGGAATGGGGACACTCAAAAGCAGCCCGTATTTATACAATAATTTTTTAGTAAAGGAAGCGGAATTTAAAAACGAGCTAAACAAAATACTGGATGGATCGGTCGACGACAATTAGGGGAGCTGTTTTAACAGCGTTAAGCGGGTTTAAGCACAAGAACACATTAGTGCCGATATTCGATGAGATAGTAAACCCGAATACGACTATTCCAAAAATAGACGGAGCGGAGGTTTACATGGTTATCCAAAACCAGCAACAGTATGACGGGCAGCACACGTTTTGCAATCCAAGATTCAATCTTAACATAACCTTACGGATAGTGACCAAATGGGGGCTTGTTGGAAGCAAGAAGTTATGCGAGGACATAGGAGACGCAGTTTTAGCTTTGCTTAGAGACGACAGGGGGGGGAGTAAGTTAGCGGGCTATCAGAAAGTAGAAATGCCCGTATCGAGAACAATGACGGAAATAACTAATCAAAATTTAGCATTCACGAAAATTATAACATTAAACTTTATACAAAATGGCTAATACAAACGTAAAAGGGCACACCGGTTTACTGTCCGTATATGATACGGCAGCGTATAAACCGATCGTGTGTTTTACTTCAACTTCGATGAGCAGCGTATTGCGGCTTATTGAAAAAGTGAACTACTGCACGGAGGGAAAGACTGTCCAATCCATTGACGGGGTAGACAGGACGGTTAACTTCGATGCGGAAGTGATGACAATAGGAGCACCTGGAGACGCGGTAAGCTACGCCGAATTGTTAGCTTTGCAGGAAGCGGAGCAGACATTTAAATTAGAGGGCAGGGGAAGCGCACAGTATTTTAATGCTGTCATTTCAAATCTGGACGACACCTTTCAAGCTGGGGAAGACGCAACCTTTTCAGGCACGCTCACCATCAACGGGGATATTTCAGAAACAGACCCAAAAGTTGCAACTCCTTAATCAAGTTACCCCTTCGGGGGTAACTTTTAAAACTTAACGATATGTTTGAAACGAAAATACACTTTAAAGACAAAGAAAGAACTATCCGCTTTGGTTCGTGGGTAACCGGAGAGATTGAAAAGATCGTAAAAAAAGAAGTGGGGAATATAGAGATATTCGCCTACATGATATTTTTCGGACTGATACACGGTGAGGGGTTAAGGAACAAGTACGTAGCCAATGACCCGATAGGATTTGATGTGTTTGATTGTTACGACTGGATGGACGAACAGGGAGGTATATCCGGAGAAGAAGTACAGCGCATTCAGGAGTTATGGGTAAAACACAATGAAACGAACGTGCCAAAAAACCCGAAAGCCACGAAACCCCGTTAGATTTTGACTGGGATCGGGACGTAGTGGCGTTTGCGGTAGGGGAATTAGGTTTAAGGCTGGAAGAGTTTTATGAAATGCCGTGGTGTGAGTTCAGGATTAAGAGTTTTGCCTACAACCGGATGCAGGAAGAACGATTGAAGCACACGAGACTAATATCATACTATTCTGCGATAGGTTCACACATTGACATCAAGAAGTTTCCAAAATCAATCGAAAGTTTTATGCCGATAGGCGAGAAGAAGAAAAGCATGGTATCGGACGAGATGAGAGCCCTATTCGAGCAGCGGATGAGGGAGTACAACGAAGCAATGGATCATTATAACAAAAAGCTATGAGTTTTACCGCAAAGATAACAGCCGATATAGCCAACTTTGAAAAGGGAGTAGAGCAAGCGACCAGATCAATCGACGGGCTTCAGAAGAACGTTGAACAAAGGCTTTCTGGAATTGGAAAGTCGTTCGAAAACATAGGAAAGAAAGCATCCGTATTAAGTGCAGTTCTTGTCGCCGCAGGAGGGAAAGCGTACATGATGGCTGCCGATTTCGAGGACGCTTTGGGCGCAACCGGGCAGATATTCAAGGAGAATGCCGATATAGTAAGAAACTGGTCGGATAACCTTGGAACGGAGTACGGTATTGCAAAAAAAGAAGCGTTAGAGTACTCCAATCTGATGGGATCAATGCTTATCAATATCGGACGACTTACAGAACAAGAGGCGGCCAAACAATCAGCAAAACTTATTGAGTTAGCCGGAGACCTTACGGCAATGTACGGAGGCAGGACGCAGGACGCTGTTAGGGCGTTAACCGGAGCTTTGAAAGGCAATAATACCATGCTGGATAATTACGGGATGGCCGTTAACGATGCACTCATTAAGACAAGAGCATTCGAGTTGGGGCTATCTGACGGCACGGGAGAGCTTAGTTTACAAGCAAAACAGGCCGCAACACTTTCTTTAATCTTCGAACAGACCGGGGCGGCGCAAGGGCAGGCAGCGAGAGAAGCGGACGGAGCCAGCGGATCGATGAGAGCATTAAGGACGGAGATAACCAATTTATCAACCGAGTTGGGGCAGGTGTTGATCCCGGTTATAACTCCTGTCATTTCAGGACTACGGGATATTGTCGCAGGAATAAGAACAATGTCGCCGGAGATGCAGACGCTGACGGTTGGAATTGCAGCTACAGTAGCAGCCATAGGGCCGTTACTCATCGGACTTGGGAAATTACTTCAATTGTTACCACAAATAAAAATAGCAGCATCAGCATTGATAGGTCCGCTTGGTGCGATAGCCGTAACGATGACAGTCGTAGCTGTTAATTTTCACAAAAACATCGAGGCAATTAGAACCGATTTTGATTTTTTCACCGAGCACATAAAAACGACGAGTGCAGGGATTGGAGATGTGTTGAGCGGTAATTTTTCAGGTTGGTGGGAAAAGGTACAATCAACATGGAGAAAGAACATTGAATATTTAAAAGACAAGTTAAGGCAATTAAAAGAATACTTCACCGGGAT